CTTCGGCAGACATATCTTTTTGATAACTAGATGTATGATTTCTGCCTGTTGCTTTACAAAATTTAGTCTGTTCAACAGTAGTTTTCATAAGCGGTTGTGTAATAGCAATAATCTTAGCGTCGTTCATACTATTTTACGTCCATGTGTTAATGTGATATTTTTACCTTTGTGATTTTCGTTCCAACGATCCAACCAAGGACCACGAAAACACAATGCCCATGTATCAGTTAGAGCTTCCACTTTGTGGAAGTTTTCTCTTGGTGTATATTTTACATCACCGCCTTGCCATTCTAATACGTCACCATCCAATACATGTTCTCTAACTTTTCCTGATATCCATATGGTAAGAGCATTGAAAGCATGATTGTGATATGCTTCTCTGGTTCCTTTTGAGAACTTCAACAATACGATTGAGAACATAGATTTTATCTCAATCAGAAAGTATCCAGTCACTCCGGAATCCTTACCACCATCATGTGCTTTTTCTAAAAATTTCATTTCACATCTCTCCTTCTTTGTAATCATTGAGAACAGTAATAATCTTAGCGTCGTTCATTCTCTATTTCCTCAATAACTTTCTTAACAACACCAATAATTTCTTCTGTGATGTCTGTATATCCATCTACTGGAGATAACAATTCACCGTTTTCATAAATGAAAAATTGACTAGCAATGTCTTTGATCCTATCGTCGTTCATTCTTCGATTACCTCATAAGTCTGTTCAAAAATAGCAGGAGCGCATGGGTAGAACTCACCATGAACGCCTTTAATAATATAATCTCGTAGTCGTGCAGTCATAACACCTTCCAGTGTTACAATCTGTATAGAAGGTTCTGCGTTATCATCTCTTTTAAGAAGCAATCCACCACACCATTTTGCTACAATAGGCGCATTAGAATCAAGAAGCTGCATCGCCTCTACTTCTACTGGTTTCTTACGAACTTTCATACTTTACTCCATTTCTGTAGAGCCAGCTTCGCTGATAAATCTCGATAGGTATTAGTTTTAATAATATGTGCAATAAATTCCGGAGACAATCCTGCTAGAACCATATCGTTAATGTCTTTGTGTTCCATTGACTCGGGCCAAATACAAACATTATAACCGTTCATAATAGCTTTGTCAAGTTTTTTTACTGTCTCTCGAGATCTTGGCTCGTTGTCATATACGATGGTAAGTTTAGACTTATCAAAGGTTTGGACTGCGCTAACGAGATCGCCTCCAGCAGTAGCAATACTATTAGGAACGAACATACTATCAATCGGACCCTCAACGACAGGTATAATTTTGTTACGATCAACAGTGTCCAACCCATAAAGTTTAGGTACTGATTGATTAAGAACAATTGTAATATATTTAAGTCCTGAAGACCCCAAGGTTCTCCCTTGGTAGGCATGAACACTTTTATTACTGTCAAGAAAAGGGATAAGCAACCTTGTCTCATCATGAGCCAAAGACTCAGCTGAAAACTTGTTGGGAACCAAATTATTAGTAAAGCGCATAAAATTAGGACATGCGAATAGCTTGGCATGATATACATTAGGAATCTTTCTTTCAACAACAAACTTTTTGATAGGACTATCGGGCGAAAGCTGAGATACTTTCTTTAATCCTTTCAAAGGCCCAGAGGTCATAAATACAGGCTTACGCATTTTATCGACGAAAGCCTCGAACTCATTTTGTTCTGGAGTTTTTCTATCAGCCAATTTCTCTAACTGATACTCATTATATAGGTTGACATCTAACATCTTAATAAAGTTCGGAATTCCCATTGTTGCTCCACAATTGTGGCAGTAATATCTAGATTTTCCTTTATCGGATATAATATATCCTCTAGCTTTTTTAGAATTAGACTCCGAGTCTCCACAAAGAGGGCACGACATATTATAAAGATTCGAGTTTTTTCTTTTAAAATTTCTTAGTCTCGGAGACAAAATTCCAATATATTTTTGATCCAACCAACTCATTTTCGCTCCATTACTATAAATAGTATATCACCACATATAGGACAACATCTCATGTATTACGTTTACCTCATAAAGAATACGATTAACAACAAAACCTATGTAGGTTTAACTGATAATCTTCTTCGAAGATGGAAGTCTCATATCAATAATAAAAATACTATAGAACGACCATTATATAAAGCTCTAAGAAAACACGGAGAGGAGAACTTTGTATTCTCTGTGTTATTCGAATGTAACGACAAACAAATGGCTATATCTAAAGAAATATCTATGATAAAAGAATATCAGTCTTTTGGAAAACATGGATACAATCTTACTGAAGGAGGATACATACCATCAGAAAGCATACGTAAAACAAATTCAGAAAGACTTAAAAGAGATAATCCTATGACAAAACTCAGATCTAATAGAGGATCTTTTAAACCCGGCCAGAAACCAATTATAACCGAAGAAAGAAACAATAAAATCAGAGCATCTAAACTAGGTTCTAAGAACCATAATTATGGCAATAAAAATGCTGCTGACCACATGCATGTTCAAATGACATGCGAACATTGCGGTAAGATTATATCTAAAGGTAACTATTACCGTTGGCATGGAGATAAATGTAAAGATAATACGTTTTCGAAACCTCACATATGATTATACTGGTATTTTATAAAAAGGCAAAGTTAATTTTTTAGGAGAAGTTTCGCTACATCGCCCCAATTGGCTATAATAAAAGCAGCAAGAGCAAACCCACCACCATATACCCACATCATTTTTTCTAGATCTGTTATTTTTTTAGAAAGTTTTTCAAAAGATTGATCTATTTTTTCGCTTATTCTTTTGTCTTCTCTTTCAATCGTTTCATAAATTTTTTCTTCTCGTTCGTCAAATTCGTCTCTTCTTTTTTCAAGAATGATTTCTAGACTATCTGTGATTTTCTCTTGATGAGTCAATCGAAGTTCATGAACTGCGATCATTTTATTAAGATCAGCCGAGATATCTGTTAATTTTGAAATTGCATCTTCTAGTTTAGACTGTTTCGTTTCTAAATTATTAAAAGATTTTTCATCCATTAGTTTTGGTCTTTCCTTGTTTCTGCTCTACGTTCTCTTTTAAAAGCAGCTTTAAGACCAACAATGTCTCTTAGCTTTTTCTTTTTGTGTAAAGCTGACATAGGATTAAATTTTTTATTCCCTCTATCAAAATCAATTAATGGACTATATGTCTGAACTCCAGCACCAGGTCCGCCTGAGCCCATAACATTTGCTGGCATAAGTGATTCTGTTTCGGCAATGTTTGATGGAGTTGGTTTATGATTGAACACGCTAGGGTAGGTTGTGTTAAATTTTCTCATTATTCTTCCTGCTATAGCGTTGGCTTCGTCTTCTCTATATTGTTCGCCTTTTTTGCCCATGTGTGTTTGTTTAACATGAATAAGCTCATGAGCAATTGTTCGCATAATATCACCAGGATGACGTTCTGTTATACGAACGTATATTTCGTTACCTTTAGAATGCCCAAAGGCTGCTTTTGAATTTTGCGATTTACCAACAAAATGAATTTTAGGTAAAGTTGATAACCCTATTTCTTTGGCCGCAAATTTAACAAAATCGTTTAATAGTTTTATAACGGATTGCATTAAACTTTCCTTAACTTTGCGACTATTTTTTCATCCATTTCAATTAAATCAGTATCAATTATTATTTCGTCATTTATATTATAAAGTTTTTCAGGTAATATCTCTAACAATATTAGAAATGGTTTCACATATTTCATCTGAGGTTTCATTTTGAGATATAAGATTCTACACAAAACCTCAGGCCCAAAACAATTATTAAGAACAATGATATGATTCAGAATCAATCGTTCTTTTAATTCACCATATTCAATATATCTAGTGATTAATTTTTTAATATACTTCAGTCTATTAAGATCTTCAACAAAATCTTCAGTAGAAGCATATTTCACATTATCATAGTGAGAGGCGCAATATAACAAAAAGTTTTTATCAGTCAATTTTTCATTCATTACCAGGTGCTAATTGCTGCTCTTTTCCATGTGTTATTAGCAACGCACACATAGATATAAGAAGAATCGTAACGGATTGTACCAGCATTTCCATTTGCTGAAGAATTTGCTGGTACGCTATTAGATAACTGTAGATTAGCAGCAAAAATGTTAACATTTACCGTGCGAACAGATGGCGTGCCAGCAGGGTCTCGGAGGACTAAGACCCTGTCAGTTGGAGCAACGTTGGCAGCTGTTGGTAATTCAGAAACCTTTTTGCTGTTATCTGCCATTTATCACCTATTATGTATTGACAGTTAGCGTAGCAACACTTGTTGTTACGTTTGCAGCACCAGTTACCTGAAGTAGTGCACGGAACTGAGCGCCAGTCGAGAATGTATTAGCGAATACAGTTAGATTGGCAGTTGTGTTGCCAGTTGTTCCGGCTGCAGCGTTTACGAAACCAGAGCCTGTATTAGCTTGCCATAGATAAGTTATTGAACCGCCAGTTGGCTGAGTTGCAGCAACAGTAAAGATAACGCCTGTATTGTCAGCGTTTGTGGTTGCATTAATTGTAGTATTGACTGGCTGAGTTGTAACACGAATTACATAATCAGGCATTACTACATCATCAGAAGCATCAGTTCCGATACCACCAGCAACTAGAACTTCTGTCATAACACGACCAGCACGTCCTCCTGATCCAGCTGTACGAAGAACCCAACCAGTGTGTGAAATACCTGGATTGGCAGCAACTTCGTTACCATCAACACCAAACTGTCCAACTGTTACGCCATCGAAATATGCATTAGCAGTTGTATTACCAAACAACGCATCTCTATTAGCAGTGTTTGGTGCTACTTTTAATTGCGCTGCAGCATAAATTGTTGAATTAGAAGCAGCGTCTGATTTACCCCATAATGGCATTTGTAATCCTCCTAAAGAATTTTCTTATATTTATAATTTTTTAAAATCAGTCATATCGTTAAGATATTCTGATTTAGTATTGTGATGTCTAACCAAATCGCCATCTTTTATAATTTTATATTTTGGTTTTTCTGATTCAATTGTTTGTACAATATCCAGAGGAGCTTTTGACTCCTCTGTGTTGATTTCTTTACCACCAACAATTATTTTATTGGCAATAAGCGGCATTAGACCTTTAATCCTTCTGCGCTATCGTGCATTTTATTAACAGCAGCCTGACGATCAGCTGGTTTTAGGCTCTGAAGATGAGAAGTAATTTTTCTACCCATTGCTGGTGTAATTTTTGACTTTGACCCATCATTGTGATGGAAGTCAACAACATTACCAGCGGCGGCACGTCCTGCCTCTACCTGAATATGCTTACGTGGATCACGTTCGGTTGTTTCAGGTGTTGGGTTCTTTCTTGGACGACCTTCCTGGATTGCAACTTCTTCATTAGCTTCTTTCCAAAGTCTGCTGACATGCTTAGTTACATGATAATGCTCGCCAGCTTCACTGTCCCAAACTTTAACTTTAGCATGTCCTTCTGGAGAAATAGAATGTATTTTTCCATACTGCTCATGACCATCTTTGAAACCAACTGAGTCGCCAACCTTTAATGAATCACCATCCATTGACTTATGTTCATCAATCTGTGTTTCTTCTTTAGCGATCTTTGCGGTAGCTTTGAATCCATACTCAAGTCGCTTATTGTAGTTAGGTAGCGAATGACGTTTTGCAGGATCTGCAATCTTAGTATCCTTTTCATACGCTTTATCGAGCCCACCCTTTGCTACCTTGTTTGTATATCGCTTAAGGAGCTCTTTTGAAATTTCATCAATCTGTGTTTCTTCTTTTCTAATTTTCTTACCACTTTCAGATGTCACAGTAACATCGTTCTGTGACATCTTGTCTGAAGTAGAATCTGCCCCGGTAGCGACTTCAGGTCTAGTTGGTGCTACTGAGGCTTCAAGAAAAAAAGAGTTAATGTGGTCGATTTCTGCCTGAGAGAATGTTACTTCTTCAACTTCTTCCTTAACTCTTGCTGGCTTGCCATTCATAGTGACATCGCCTGAACCCTGAACAGAAGAATCTGTCTTAGGAGCAGTTGGCTTTGGCATAGAAGTTTTCTTAGCAGGTGTTGATGTAACATCGCCTGAACCTTGAACTGAAGGATCCTTGGGATCGATCATACCTTCTTCCATCTTACCAGCTGCTTTAGCTGCACGGAAACGCGAACCCCAAACTTCATCCTTTGGTGATTCTACTTTACCGTCTTTGTCATAATCCTTCTTAGCCTTCTTAGCGGCTTCGAACATGTTTGATGGGTTCTTAGACTGTAGATCTAAGAATGCTGAAATTAGTGGGTTTGTATCTTCTGACATTTTTTTCTTCTTTCCTGATTCAGTTTCTGTTTTTGGTGTTAAATCTGTTGGCCTTTTAGGAGGTAATGGAACCGTTTCTACTTTAGGCTCTACACTAGTCTGCTGCGCTGCCGGAACGTATTTCTCACCAGCAACATTTGTCTGATACTTTTTACCCTTAAACTCAAACTGGCCTGTTGATGGGCTTCCGGCGGTGGTAGCCTTTTCTCTAGCAGACTTGAATGCCTGTGAAAATGACATTGGCTTTGATGAAGGTTTAGGAGCAGCTTTAACATCAATATCGGGCAATTTTGTTGGTGTTTTATCTGCAGGAGTAGTTTTCGGAGTTGTATCTGCTGGTGTTGCTGCAGTAGTGTTAAATTTAGAATCTTTATACAAACTCTGATAACCAGCCTTCAATGATTGTCCAACGACAGGAACATCGCCAAGAGTATCAGCAACTTTTTCTCTGCCACGAACCATTGCTTGGGCTGCAGACTTAATAGATGGTATTTTTCCTAGATTTTTTCCAAATTCTCTGCCAGCCTGAGTTCCAGTCGCTAATTGTTTTACGCCTTGCGATGCAGCTGCTCCCAATGCTCCACCAATTGCAACAGGAGCAATTATATTTTTTGCAATACTTTTTACACCTTTGCCTGGAGTAAAAAATGGTTCTTTTGGCGCAGCTGGTTTTGGCGTTGATTTTGGAGGCGTTGTGGGAGCTTCGGGTGCAAGTTTAACGTCAGGAATCTTACCACCAGGCTTACTAGTGTCAAGTTTTGGTTTCTTTCTGAATCCTCCAGAAGGATCTTTCTCAAAAGGAGGAGAATATGCCTCATTCATATTACGTTGAACTTCAGCAAGAGCTTCCTGAATTGTTTTTGGATTGTCAGACATTTAATTTCCTCTTAATAAATTTCTAATTATTTATTGTCGTAATCTTTTGCAATTTTATCGCCATTATCGACATCTAAGTTGATTCTTTTTTGATCTGGATTAATAACTAAAACATTATCACCATAATCATAAACTTTTGTTTTGCCATCTTCAGCTCTAATTTTTTTATCGGCCATAGCTTTTTTGGCTTCGTCAATTACATTTTTGATAGTTGCCAATCTAGAAATTTTTTCTTTAGAGGTTTTAGGATCAGCGCTCTTTCTACCAACATATTCAATTGATTTGCGATCACCTTTACGTGGCATATTTTCAATTTGTTTACGTTCAGTTTCTTCTTTCATAGCATGTTTTTTGTGCGCTTTAGCATGACCGCGACTTATATTTGGTCTATGTAAATGCGAAACAGTATAATCAATATCATGTGGAACGCCAATCGTAGGTATACCAGCTACTTTTGGCTTTTCTTTTTCGCCCTTTGGTTCAGGAGGAGTTGGTGCTGCTGATGGTGGTGGTGGTGTAGGAACTGGTAGTGGCAATGATTTTTCTTTTGGCTTATCTGCAGGCGCAGGAACTGGTGCAGGAACAGGTTTAGGTTCCTGTGGTTTTGCTTTTATATCAATTGGTGGCAATTCAACAGGTTTTGTTGGTGTTTTTGTTTTAGCGGATTGTTCTTTTTGTCTTTCAAATTCGCTTTTGGTTTCGCCCTTACTTGGCAGCAATCCACCAAAATCCGGATCAAGAACAAGACCTAATGTTGATGCAGCTCTACCACCAACAATTTTTCCTAGTTCGCTGGCATATCTACCAACTTTCGAAATTGTTCCTTCTGGAGGAGTTATTTTCGGAGCTTTAGTGGTAGTGGTTGTGACAGCAGTTGATGGTTTAACTTCGGGCGGTTCACCAACAGGCCCAAGTTTAATGTCTTTTTTGGGTTCTGCATAATCAGTAGTCATTTTGTTTAATTTTTCTATTTCTGCCTTTGAAGGAGCAGAAGTTGAAGATCTTTTAGCTTCTTCTAAAGAATCTTCAGTAACTTTATTATGCATAGTCATGCTACTCTTTTCTTTAGCAAGAGTACGCTGACGAGAAACGTTTTCTGGAGCCTGAGAATGACCTCCAGCGCCAGCTGGTGGTTTAATATGAGGAGTCTGTGTTCTTACTGATTTGAACTGATTACCTTTGTAATCATCAGTGCCAAGAATCCCAATGGCTTCATCGGTTTTCTTTTTCTTACCATCTTCAGCATGAAGTTTAGGTTCACCACCAGTTCCGCTACCAATCAAACCACCAACATCTTCCTCTACTGGTTTGCTATCTTTGGCGCCATATGAAGATTCGTATTCTTTTGAGACAACCTTACGAATAGAATGTTCAAGGTTTTTCTTGTCGCCTTTGGCAGCTTTGCCTTCACGAATCTCTCTGATGATGTGTTCTAAACTTTTCATTTTTATGCCTTTATGAACGATCTTAGCATCCAACCATGCTTCTGATGAGCAGTGATGCGGTCTTGTAACATATTTGAAACGCCATAGTGTTTATGTTTTTCGCATAGTTCATATGCAGCTGTAAGAGAAGCAATAACTCTTTCATTATCAGAAGCAAGTTTGCTAATCATAACTAAACCGTCAGGAATATTTGTTGCTTCTTCAATAGTTGTTAGCTCTAAAAACCTTTTCATTGATCCTGGAGCAAAAGCGTCTAGAGTTCTTATACCTTCAGCTATTAGATCAACAGCTTCTGATAATTCTTCATAGAGTTTTCCTAGAAATTTATGATACTCTGCAAAATGAGGACCAGTAACATTCCAATGATAACCTTGGACCTTAACACTGAAAACATAAGTGTCTGCCAATGCAACTTTAATTGCGTCATATGGTTCTATTTTACCGATCATTTTTTCTTCTTTCCTGATTCCGATTCATCTTTTACGCTAGTAGTTGTTGGCTTGGAAACATATTTTTCACCAGCAACATTGGTCTGATATTCTTTTCCACCATAAGAAAACTGTCCTCCAGCGCCGCCTTTTTCAGAACGAGCAGCTTGGAATGCTTGTCCACGTGAAAAGTACTCTGGTCTTGATGGTGGAGTTGGAGCATCTACTTTAGGCGTTGATGCTTTTGGTGTATCATATTTTTGTGGTGTTAACGCCTGATTTTCATAGTCATCAATAGAACGACCTGATGGCTTATAAGGATTGTAATCTTTTAATGTTGCTTGTCTTTTCTTTTCGTCCTCACCTGCACCTGCTGGTGTTGGAGACATAACTGCGGCAGCGGCTGTGGCTGCAGGACCACCTGCAACTCTTAGTGCTGTTCCAGCGATACGACCAGCGGCAGGTGCGGCTTTTGATACTAGAGCGGCGGCGTCTCTACCAGCAGTTGGCATACCTTTTACAACAGGACTTGTCTGTTTTGCTGCGCCCATTGCCTTACCGACATTTACACCACCTTGTGAAAAAGATGTTCCTACTTTTGTTGGTGAAGCAGACATGCTACCACCACCTGTGCCCATTCTACTTGTTCCTGATCTTGACCAGGATCTCTCAATAGAAGGCTGAACACCAGAACTTACCTTGACATTAGGTCTAGCAGACATTGAACCACTTTGACCTGCCATTCTTCCACCTGTTCTACCAGATGTTTCTGTTGGTCTAGGTGCTTGTCTTCTTATACCAGGAACTTGCTGACCAACAACGGCAGGTGGCTGAACTGCTGGTGGCATTGCCATAGCAACTTCATAAATTCTTTCTTCACAATTCCACTTGCGTAGTGCCTTATTGATTCTTGAATCCGGATCGTTTGCTGTCTTGGCAGATGTTAGTCTCTTTTTCATTCCACCCATACGAGCACAGAATGACTTACGACGATTATATGCTTTACTGCCCTTCTTTAACTTTGAAGGTTTAGTTGTTACTGCTGTTTGTAACTTTGAGCCTGGATTTTCGCGACGATATGCCATAACGCCAGCTTTAGTTAATCCACCTTCTGGATTCTTATATTTTTTGTCCTGCCAATCTTCCTCTAGTTCGTCCATAGCATCAACAATCTCAATTGCTTCGCGAACCACTCTTTTGATAATTTGCCCAGGAGTTTGTTTTTTATAAACATCAACTAATTCATTAGAACCTACAAATCTTGATGCTGGATCGTTTGAATCTGTTGAATGCGCTTCGGCATCCTCTTCCTTTACAGGAACGCAATTAGGAACCTTTTTACCGTTCTTCATCTTCATACCAATCTGTTGATAGCCCTTCCAACATGGATCAGAATCTTCGTTCTGAGACGCCTTTAGTGCTGCATCAGTTGGAGCGCCCTCGCTACCTGGTTTACGCATGCGCTCACCGGAGCCAGCTTTAATTCTAGCACGTTTTGCATGGATATTATCCCAGAGGCCACGTTTTTCGTTTACTAAATCTTCGTCTAACATTTCAGCAAAACCTCCAGAGATAAATGAATTTACGCGATCAAATGCGAACGAATCTGGATTACCACCAAATGATTCGCTCCAGCATTGATAGCCTCTACGATATACTTCTTCTAGTATATCGACCGAATAACCTGAATTTTGGGATTTTTTATAAAGAGATAATTTGGCCTTGTCAGTGAGTACGACAGACTCGCCTAGCTGAGTTTCAAATGAATTAAACTTTTTCATATGGAGTTTCCCTTGGGCTTTCCAATTATATGCGAGGTCTGGCGTACCCTTTTTAC